CAGCAACCTGACCATCCTTGAAGTACCAAGCATCAGCCTGACAGTTATCCGGGCAGTCAAACCAATACAAAGGTTCAGCCACGGGGAAAGTTTGGTTATCTGGCTCAACTTGAGCAACCCGCTGGCAATTTAGAATCTCGGAGTAAACCGGAGTCCATACACCACCTGTTTCACTCCAAGAAGAGATATATGAGTAGTTAAAAATTTCATTAGGGGAAATTAATGCTTTCATTTACAAACTCCTTATTAAAAATTAATAAAATTCTTCGACTATAACTACGCCTGCACCACCAGCAGAACCGGGGGCGGGGCTTGCGGGGCCACCAGCACCAACTGTAAAAGGTTGTGGGCCGGGAAGAGCAGGAGCGTCTATGTACTCGATAGCACCTCCGCCGCCGCCAGCATGATTGCCAGTGCTTGTTATAGCGCCGCCACCATATGCCAACCCGGCTACTGGGCCTGAACCAGAAGGGCCAGAGGAAGTACTATTACCACCAAAACCAAAAGCACCGGTACCACCTATCCCTAATATCGTAGCGCCTGCCGATTCATAAACAAACCCTCCTCTACCACCAGAGACATTTATTGTTCCACCGCTTCCAGAACCACCAGCAGAACTCCCATTAGAAGGTTGATTGCCTACCCCCCCAGTAGCACTCAAAAATGCAGGTGAGCCAAACGATGAGGTTCCTCCAGCGGCGGATGGAGCCGGGCCACCATTAACACCTCCACCCCCACCAATCACCGTAACTTTTACTGCCTTTAGTCCAGCGGGCTTAGTCCAAGTCCCGGGTGAAGTAAATACTTGCATCACATAATCACCACCACCTGCTGCCGCTGCCTGAGAGACCCAAGCGGTGCCATTCGATGTCAGCACGTTTCCGTTTGTACCGGCAGATGTAAGTCCAGTACCGCCCACACTTGCTGCGACAACGCCGGTAGATATAGCCGATCCGTTTAAACCAGTAGTTACACCCGTTGTGACTAACGTGCCAGTTTCTTGTGGCAGCGTGATGGTGTAGTTAGTGTTTGTATTCGGCCCCGCAATGGTAAATGTACCTGTACCGCTTGCGTTACCTTCTAGTGCTATTTTGCTCATCTGTTACTCCTGTTGCTTTAATAGCAAATTAATAAAATTCTTCTACGACGATTACGCCTGCGGCACCGGAAGCACTGGGGCCGGGGCCACCAGTACCAACTGTATATGGTTGTGGGCCGGGTAAAGCAGGAGCGTCAATGTATTCTATTGCACCGCCACCACCACCAGCAGCGGCGAAAGCAGACGCTCCACCTCCTCCATAAGCGCTTCCAGCGGCATTTGAAGGGCCGTTATTATTAGACCCCCCAAAACCAAAAGCAGAAGCCCCTCCTATAGTTCCGCCAAAAATGGCGCAGGAGGGGAACGATTGCGCTGGAGCAAACCCTCTTGATCCAGTTGCGTTTAATTGCCCACCAGAACCCGACCCGCCAGCACCACCGACACCTGCGACAAAATTACCAGCCCCTCCCCCAGTAGCACTTAAAAATGCTGGAGAACCAAACGACGAAGTACCTCCGGCTGTGCCCGTCGGACTGCCAGAACCGCCGCCCCCACCAATTACTGTAACTCTGATCGCCTTCAACCCTGCCGCTTTAGTCCAAGTTCCGGGTGAAGTGAAAACTTGCATTATGTAATCACCGCCTCCAGCAGCCGCTGCTTGGGATAGCCATGCAGAGCCATTTGAGGTTAAGACATTACCTGTGGTGCCGGGGGCTACAAACTTAACTGCGCTTGTGCCGTTACCAATTACCACGTTTTCAGCGGTTAGCGTATTTGCTCCGGTTCCACCTGATCCAGCAGGCAGGGCGTTTGCTAGAGTTACTACTTGCGTAGTGTTGATTGTTACTGCCGTGGTAGCCGTGCCACCAGCAGTCGTGGTTTGCAGAAGTAACGTGCCGTCGTCGCCGCCAGCCGTCTTTAGGCCAGTAGTACCCGACAATACGCCGTTATCTGAGATTATTGTTGAAGTGGGCATTTCTTACTCCTATCTAAATTTTACGACCCAGAAACTACTGGCTCTGGTTGTGGGTAAGGCTCGACTAAACTTTGGATAGCAGCAGAGTTGCTCACCCCAGCCAAAACTTTTTGTGTTCTCTCGTAGTGCCAAGTTGGGGCCGTGCTCATAATAAGAGCGGATAACTCATCGCCAACCGGGTATGTGTTGTCATCTTTAATAGGCAGGTCTAATGCAAACTCTTGTGAATATTGACCATTTGCAGAGTAATACTCTATAGAGATCTGACCAAAGGCTGCGTTAAAATTTCTAATTTTGTACTGTAGAGACATTTTAAATTCCTTATGAAATTCCACCGTTTCTGGTGCCAGTATTTATGTAGGTAATAAATGGATTGCCGCTTATCGCATAGCCGCCTGCACCGCCACCACCACCACTACCAAATAATGGGGCATTAGAACCCGGACTTCCAGAACTTCCACTACTCCCGTAGGTTCCACCAGCACCCCCAGCACCCCCTAAATTTCCCGCAGGACTCGTAGACCCCGGATTACCGGGAGTAGGTGCAGTTAATGAAGTAGCGCCAATACCGGGGCCACCAGAACCCCCCGGAGCGGGAAACCAATTGCCGGAATCCGGATCAAATCCCACAGCAGCACCGCCTCCGCCGCCACCGCCGCCACCACCAGCGATTCTGTTTAAATTATTTACGGTGACAGCACGTTGGGTTAAAAACGCCCCACCAGCAGCACCGCCAGCACTTCCGGGATTTGCAAATCCAGTACCAGCAGAACCACCGTTACCACCGTTACCCCCACGCCCAAGAATTACACCGTTGTTAACTACAGTAATAGTATCTGCAGGGTTAAATGCGGACGGTACTGTAAATGCGGCTGTTCCAGTAGACGAACTATAAACAATTGCTGCGGGGCCAATTGTTACCGTGATTTCAGAGTTTCCTGCAACATAGGTTGGGCCACGGTTTGCATAAACGTCATAGTTTGCTGTATTGGATGTAATGGAAAGATTAATAACTGTCTTCCCAGCACTGCCGCCAACAAACATTAACTGAATACCACTCATGTGACGTTTCCTGTAACAAAGCAAACAGTGCTAGAAATAAAAAGTACAGTTGCTACACCCCGTGTTGCTAGAGTCATGGAAGTCTTAACCGTATTAGTTCCTGCAATATATGCAGTTGGTGCAGAGCAGGTAATTGTCACGTTGCCTGTGGTGTTATTAACCAAACTGATTGCATCGCCTGCGGCAAAAGTGCTTGTGGGGATAGTAATTGATCCGCCAGAACCTAATTCTACGTACTCACCAACGTCTGACGTAGTTAAAGTATATGAACCAGTTTGTGTCCCAACGGGAGGAATGTTTAGATACCCTAGCGTTGCATTTTGAGCGCCGGGCATAGTCAGAGTTATATTGCTTGCCAATGCAGCCGGGGCGGTCAACTCGACATAGTTAGTGCCGTTGTCCGTATCTTCTGCAAGACGTACACGCCCCTGCGTGGTAGACGTTCCACCTAACGCTATAAGGCCATTACCATCAATATCTATTGCCATGTTCTGCTCCTTACAGGATTAACCAACGCTGACCAGACGAGACCGTAATAGTCACGCCAGATGCAACAGTTATTGGGCCAACGCTCAAACCATTCTCACCACTAGCGATTGTGTAACTCTGGGAGGCCGTGGTCTCATTAATAGTGATCGCACCACCAGCCTGACCGCCACCACCGATACTTCCCCAAGCACCAGCCGCATACCCTTCAAACTGGGCAAGAGATGAGTTGTACCGGAACATACCGTTTGATGGGGTACCGCTTCTCTCTCCAGTAGTTCCTGCTGGCACCTTGATCTGACCCGTGCCTGTGAAGGTTCCGTCGCCGGTAGAGGTAAACGAACTGAATGTGGGGGCTACGAAATAATCCGAAGCCATGCTGATGTTTGTGCCGTCGTTATATACAAACGCTGTCTTGCCGTTCGGGACGGTTACTGAGTTACCAGCAACAATCACTCGGATTGACTGACCGCCCGTGGTGTTGTTCTGTACTAGATACGGCTTCTCAATCGCAGGAACAATCAGGTCTCGGGTGACGGTTAGTGACACCCCCGAGATGACATTCAGTACAAAGTTACGGGCCACCTGAGTAGCGTTGGTATCCGTAAGAGTCAGGGTTAGATTGGCATCCGAGGTAAAGTTTGCCGTAGCCCTACCGACAATCGCTTCCTCAAGGGCTGTGCCAAGGTTTGCGTTGGTAACAGTGCCCCAAGTACCGGAGTTATCTCCGGTTCCCATTAACTGAATCTTAAGGTCTGAATATGTACTTGCCATTTGTTACTCCTATGCCGCTATCGGCATCCAATTTGGTGTTTGAACATCGTTAACCTGTTGCCAATTCGGGTTCTGATTGGGGTTGATTTTACTCCAGATCAGAACTTTTCCTACACGTCCTTGCGCCTGAACTCCAGTTACAGGCACCGATATTGGGATGCTTGCTACTGCTGTTCCTAATGTTACTGTTGCCTGAAGACCGGTAACAAGAATGTTGTTAATAGTCTTTGTTGTTACCTGACCAACCGCCCCTACACCCTCTACACCCGTCGGGAAAGCATTTACTCCGCCTTCCGCTTCTTCCTGCCCTAACAGACCTGTACCTTCAACACCTGTCAGGTAAACATTAGCCGCTATGGAGAAAGTAACTGTTCCGGTTTCTCCTGTACCTTCGACCCCGGTGACGTAGTATCCAACCGTAGCCCGAACCGTACCAACTGCGCCTGTGCCTACAACCCCCGTCGGGAATACGTTAGCCTCAATATTCTCGTCGGTCTGACCTAACTGCCCAGTGCCTACAACACCTACTGCGTAAACATTTACTTCTCGACTCTCATCAACAGTGCCAACCTGTCCGGTGGCTGTTAACCCAAATACAGGGACGTTAGCCGCAGCCCTTGCTACTACAGTCCCAACAAACCCATCACCATGAACGCCGGTTAAAACAACATTAGCGTCGGTTTCTACATCTTCCTGCCCTAACTGCCCGGTACCTTGCACTCCGGTAACATAATAGCCAGTGCTTTGTGCTACCTGTCCAACTGCTCCACTGCCTTGAACGCCTGTTACAGGAACGTTTGCCGCAGCGGAAACTAAAGCCTGTCCAAGATCTACCGTATGCTGGAACCCAGCAGGCTCAACATCAGCCCCGGCAGCGACTCCAACAGGGTCTAACTCAGCGTGAGCCTCTACTCCACTGAGATAAACATTGACCCTACCTACAACCGTGGCAGTGCCAGTCTCACCAGTCCCTTCTACCCCTACTACAGAAACATTCGCAATCTGATTAAATGTAACTGTTCCAACTTGCCCTGTAGCCTCTAAACCGGTTACAGGTACAGACTTACCAATCGTTACTGCTACATTGCCTACCTGCCCGGACGCAACAACGCTAGCGAGTAAGACGTTGACATTAACCTGACCAACGCCCCACTCACCATGTCCCCACCTACCTTCGCCCCAAGCAGGCATCTAAGACTCTTAGGCGATGCGGATAATCGCATTTGATGCATCATTGGTTGGGAAGATGATGGTGAAGTCACCGTCCGAAGCCGTTTTATCTGCACCAAAGTCCAACACACAGACCGATGCATTGGTCAGCGTGGTATTAGCGTTGCTGTTTGCCGAAGGAGTGCTGTTATAAATCAGCGCACCACGAGCCGTGAAGTTGGCGTTCGTGAAGGTCTCATCGGAAAAGTCAGTAAAGCCTGTACCCGTGTTGGCGTTAATGTTAGTCGTACCTACACCTGTGTTGGTCAGTGCTTGCCCACCAGCCGTATAGTTAGTACCGGAAGTACCAACTTCGTTAGAAGCGGTGTAAGAAGTCGTGTTTGCATCCAGAGTTGCCGAGGATGTATACAGAGCGAGTTTAAACGTGTCTGCACCAGCATCGGCGGACGGACGGAAATCGTGAACCCCAAGCAAAAGTTCTGCTTTAAACGAGGTCGTCATTGCTTGCGTGATAGCCATATTAGGCTCCTTTATTCATCTAAAAGTTTAATAAACTCAGGATGTCCTGCTTTCCTGAACTTGATAGCCAGCGTCGTGTGGTGCGACTTAATGGCCTCTTTCATGTAAAACACCAAAACCTGACGGATTTGATTTCTAAACGCCTCTGCCTGATCCCGAATGGCAGGGTGCGTCTGCGAACCTACAGAAATAATCTTGTCTAGCGCCCGTTCTGCAACTTCCTCTGGGGTAAACCCTCGGCCTTGCGTTGTAAGAACCTTGACGTTTGCGCCACCCAAAAGGAAGGCTACTTCGCTCATAGTGCTCATCTAACTGGATACCTCGCTTGTTCAGTTCTGTACATATCTTGACGGTCTTTGCCTTCACCAAGTTGTTTCAACGTGGCAAGTGCTTCGTTGTAACGAGCAATGTAATTGTCGTTAACATCTTTTTCGCCTTTCATAAAGGCATATGCTTCAAGTAATGAACCATAAAGAAGAGCAGAATCACAGTTAGTTCCAAGCCAAGTTGTACCAGAGGTAACAATCGAGGGTGGATAGGCGTAGTAATGCAACTCCATACCATAGTCTGCGTCTGGAGTTGGCCCTAAAATAAACGTATTCTCATCAAAAATAGCGTAATGAGTGGGGGCACCTATGGCAGTAGGACTTGGAAAAGACTCACGAATGTATTCCACGTCCTTGTTCAACAGGTATTCTTGAGACCCATTGGCATCAATCCGGGCTAAGGAAAACGTAGCAAGCCAATCTGTAGGTGTAGTCAAGAACCGATTATTAGCCGTACAGTTACCTGTCACATTCTCCCTTGAGACCGGGAGTTGAACGCTGTTATAGATTCGCTGTTCAGCCTGACGAATAAACGTATCAATCTGATCTTTGGTAAGAAAAGATGTCGTTGTAGCCGTCGTTGTGTTGACTACCGTATCCGGAAAGTCATTTTCACAATACGCCTGAATGGTCTGGAACAGCGTTGAGTAATTCACAACTTACCCCATTTTTCCGCTAATTTTGCGGCCTTTAGTTGCAGCGCCATAACCACGCATTTCACCAACCCCATAAGGATTAATTGGTGCATAGTTTCCTTTGCTAACCCAGCCACTAGAAATATTCATCTTGTCCATTTGTTCTGCGCCAGTTTTATAAACTGAATAAGTTTGAACATTGGTTGTCTTGCCACTCATGGTGTGAGGCTCGGCATAAACTTCAGCACTACCAACTTCCTTTCCCATCATTTTTGCGCTGTATTTAGCCATTATCGGCCCCTTCCAGAGTTTTTGTATGTGAAGGATGATACCTTTTGATTGGCTACCTTGGCTAGGCCACGACCAAGTTGCTTCATTTGGAGATTGGTTTTACCGCCCTTGGCAAACTTAGTTAATGGCTTGCCGGGGTGCATTGACTTCTCATGTTTGTGAACTGCCTTCTTTGCGTCCATAATTACTCCTATGTAATTGAAATTGTTACTGTTCCTAATTGACCGCCAATTAATAAATTATTGGGAGTTAATCCATAAGTATTTCCTAAACCCACAGGGTTCCAACCCCATTGAATCTGCCTACTACCACCAGACGGAGTCCCGTCACTACTAACAGAAGGAGTGTTGGTAGCCAATAACTGCAATCCCGTCAAACCACCCTGCAAATAACTGTTGTCCTTCCTTGGGTTCCTTAAAGCCTGTGGGTCATCTACTGGATACATACCCAACTGCAACTGGGGCTGATCCGGTTCCCAACAAGAAGGGCAAACTAATATGTTCACATTCTTGGTCTTAATGACCAAGCCCTTCAACTGCTTTAACTTAAACTGGAACCCACAGCGATCACACATGGCAATCGCATTTTTTCCAGACGCAAATCTATTTCCCATTACTCAATAAACATTCTTCTAGGAACAAAACGAACAGCCGCTTTATCCCTGTCTTCTTCAGAAGCGAATCTCCACTGTTCGTCATATTGTTCTTTTAACACAGCAACCCTATCTGGGGCCACCTTAATTGCCAAGTAATACGCCAACCCGGCAATCATGCAATTTAGGAACCTAAAGGGAATATCCTGTGTCGTAATGCCATTCCCGGCATCTTGAATCCTTCGCATACGCCAGTACACGAACGTGTAGTAAGGGGAAGAAATCGATCCCTGATCTGGGGCAGGCCATACATAAATCTTGGGATGATCCACCCCAGTAGTAGTATTTGTGCCGTTTGGTCTGCCGCCGGGAGGATAGGTAGCGCCCGACTGACGGTCTACCCAAACCTGAATAGGACGGCCTGTTGCCAACTTGTTTGGGATCGTAGCATAGGTAGAAACACTAATACGGGTGATTGTTAGGTCTGCTTGACTTGTACCGGTTCCTGTACGAGTTACGTGCTCAAGAAGATCAATTGTATCTATCGGGAGTTCGTAAGACACTTGATTGGCTATAAGCGGTATCTCCCCGTTCTCGATAGTCCAAAGGTTGACCCCACGGTTAGACCACTCCACGGTGAGCAAGTTTAAACTGCGTCTTGCCGTCCGAAGGTCGTAACCAGTTCTGAGTTCTTTCCCACAGCGTTCAAACGCCTCCTCAACTATATTGTTAAGGTCTAGATTAAAGGAACTCGTGCCTGCCGTAGTCATTTTACTTTCCTATGCGGAGCAACTTTTTTAGCCACGCTTTTAGGCTGTGGAACAAACTGTTTGCCTGCGGCTTTACCGGCTCTCTTGGCTTTCGTGGTCGAGGCGTACTCTTGCGGGGAGAGCGCTTTGATGGCGCTGCTTGGGAGGTATCTTTCCCCTGTAGCCTGCGATCCTTGCGTAGAAGGTTTGCCACTTTTAGTTCTCCACTTTTGTTGAGTCCACGCCTTCAGACTTTGCTGCGGCTTTTTCAAGTTCGACATTCCGTTCTCTCTGTCTAATCTTTCTAAAGTCTTCGGCGGTGCTAATCAACCATTCAAAAACGTTTCCATCTTGATTGGAATCATAGACAGGGAATTTAATCCTTGTACCCACCGCCCGCTTTCTTGTACTGAATAGCCATCATTTGAGCCTTACGGGCGCTCCATTGACCCGGAGCACCCCCCTTGTTTCCAGCCTTAATACGTTCAAATATAGACTTCCGTAGTCCCGGTTTGGTGTAATTACCGGCCTCATTCACTCTAGATACCTTGCCGCCTTCAGCGTACATAGTGACCTGATTCGGATCATCCTTACGGGTGATCGTCTTGGCCTTAGGCATCTTAGATGGGTTTATGGCCCCCATTCCACGACTAGGACGCATTTAGCAGGTCTTTCCACCTGAACGCATTTTTTTGACTGCGCCGCCACTTTTCATGACGACCCGCTTGGTGTCAGTCCTACCTTTTTTAGCAATACCATCAGCAGACTTGTGCCCAGCGGCTAATCCACCACCAGCCATTTTCTTAACCTTGCCGCCATACTTCATACCGGCTTCAGCCATCTCATGCTTGATCATGGACTTGGGAGCGCCTTTTTTCTTCATAAAGGACACTTCCTTTTTCATCATTGCCTTTGGCTCTTTAGTAGCGCCGCCTTCTTTAAACGACCTTCTGGATGATCCACCTCTAAGTGGGTTCCCTCTAGTAGAAGTAATGGTTGAAGTTGGAGCCGGAGCCGGGGCAGGTGCTACTTTGGGTGACGTTCTGGGACTTGGTCTGAACATTGAGGGTTTCATTTTAGGACTTCCTTCCTTTAGGTTTAACTTTTACAGCACGTTTGGATGAAACAGAACCACCTTTTTTCTTGGTGAACTCTTTACCTACGGACGTTGGTACGCCCACCTTCTTTGCAAACTTTGGATTATGAGCCACCGCTTGCATAAACCTTTCTTGCTTGGCTGATACGCTAGGCACGAGTCTTACCCCGGATTGCTATGCCATCAGCCCGGGCAGAAGCAGACTTTACTGCACCGCCCTTTTTCATACCGGCAATCGCACTAAAACCAACAGGCTCGCTAGAACCGGTGGCGGTTGAGGTGCCGTAATTGATGGTATTAGCCATACCGTCTACTTCACCCATAAGTTCGTTTGCGGATTCCGCAATACCGGATAGGCCACCACCTTGAAAACGTTTAACTTTCTTTTTCATACCATTTTCCCTTTAGTCTTGCCTCGAATAGCGCAACCATCAGCGGATTTAACATAGCCACCAGACCTCTTGCCCTCTGGTTTCTCTTCTTTAGGTTCTTCTTTTGGCTTCTCCTCTTTTGGAGGACGTTGTAATTTAGAAGCCGCAATCGTGCCTAATATCCCAAGAATCTGACTAGCGCTCACGCTACACCATCCTTCCACGGGTTTTGCCACGAAGAGCAATCCCATCAGCACGTTTAGAAGCAGACGATACTTTGACTTTTCCACCTTTTTTCATCCCACGAGACTCACGACGTAGTTCTGCCTCTGCGGCAGATTTCTGTCTTTGGTCATAGTTATAACCCGGACGATCATATTTCTTTTGTAAATACTCTTCTTTCATCTTTCCACGGGGAGTACCTAAAAGCATATTGATGTCATCAACGGTAGTATCAACACCCCTTCTTAAATCCTCTACGCCTTGACCTAAAAAATCACCAACTCGGCTTCCAGCCAGTGCTGCACCACGCATAGCACCACGGATTCCACGAGTCATAAAATCCTCATCGGGATCTACCTTAGACTCCTCGATCATCTTTGTGCGCTCTGATTTCATGATTTACACCATCTTTCCACGAGTTTTTCCACGCTGGGCACAGCCATCAGCAGAGCGAACATAACCACCAGATTTCATACCTTTAGCACGAGCAGACTTTTTTTCTTCACGCATTAAATCAATATCTGCTTCTTGTAAGGCTTTCAAAGTATTTTCATATGTGTCTCTTTTGCCTTGATATGATGGTGCATAAGATTGCAGACGCAAATAATCGCTAGTTATTTCACCTTTAGCCGCTTTTTGTGCCGCCTCCTCGTGGCGATCCATGAGCGAATCACGTTGAGTGCTTTTCCCCATCACTTACCCCTTTTGCATAAGGAGATCAATTTTTGCTTCAAGTTTGTTAAAGCGTTGGTCAATGTGTTCAACAAACTTGTCCATTTCTGCTTGAGTGACGTTATCACGGGCCACCTCTTCTCTGGTTCGGTTAATTAAAATGTTTAAACGCTGTAACTCAGATATCTTTTCATGCCCGATATAGGCTAAGACACCTATCAGCGCTGTCAACAACGTATTCCAAAGCATAATTTCCATTAGCATTTCCACCTTTTCCGAGCCTGCCTTAAACGGCTGTTCGGATCTTTTGCCGCCTTAGGAAACTTCTTCATTTGACCCAAAGAACGGGCGCAGAATGACTTGCGTCGTGTTGCCCTTTCTCCGGTTGGTTTATCTTCTGTAACCGCAGTCTTGAGTTTTGACCCCGGGTTGGCACGGCGATATGCCTTGACACCCTTTTCGGTCATCCCTGCTCCCTGCTTGGTCGGGCGAAAATTGCCTGACTTAACAGAGGTTTTGATCCCCATATCCTTAGCCATTATGCCGCCTCTTTCTTGGCATCGATAGGTTTTAATAGGGGGTACAGGAAGTCCTCGCCAAAGGAACCCTCATACTCCATAACACCCATATGCCCTAATTTAATAGTTGGATCTACCCATGCCGTGAACCCATGCTCATGGGCACGATCACAGAATACATAGTCTTCGCCTACATACCCATCGGGTGTGCTCTTAAAATCAAAGAACGACTGAAGCATTTTGCCGGTGTTTTGATCCATGTATTTCCACTCAGGATGTGCATCCCGCATGGTCTCAAATACACTGCGCTGAATCATAATAAATCCGGTTCCTACCCGCTTGACCTTAACCAGCCCCATCCTGTCCATAATGATGTTGTTGTCTTCGTCTTGATCTAGGGAGGAGAAATACACCTTTTCTTTCTTACGGGCGACCCCAACCCCGGCAACAATTGGTTTGGTTTGACTCCAAGCCAGCATACGGAAAACATCATCTGCATTGAACGTCATATCAGAATCAATCATCAAAAGATGTTCTGCTTGTGATTCTAGAAATTCATTAGCAATGATATTTCTAACCCTCGACACAACCGAGCATCCTGAGACGTTTGAGATCTGTATTGACACGCCGTGTTGCTGTGCTTTAACGCAAAACTCAGCCAAGGCAATTGCCATCTTGACAGAAACCTTAAAGTCATAGGCAGGAAGCCCAATGAAGAGTTTCTTGCCAGCGAGGTTATAAGAGGCTTCGTTTTGCATGGTTATCCGTAAACTATGGTTGCAGCAACACTTGGCCCTAGCCCAACATAAATACCATTAGGACAAAGAATCCCCTCTCCCGGTATCTTGATTGGAACGCTTACCGTCTGGTATGTATCAAATTCAGCATAAATACTTGTGTACATCGTAACCGTTCCACTGGCTACTCCAGATGTGACTGAAGTAACCGTGAACGTGTTAGTTGCTACGTTAGAGACCTCATACATCCCGTCACGCATCGTGGTACCCGGCGCTATATCTAAAAATACTCTTTGACCGTTAGTTAATCCATTGCCATTAATCGTAACCGTGACCGTTGTTCCGGTGCGGCTCCAAGTTCCAGACTTTGAAACCGTTGGGTCAGCAACAGCAAAATTGCGTAAAGACACAGTTGCAGGACTCAATATTATATGCTTTAACCGGGTACGGTAATTAACAGCCGTACCAGATGTCTTGGCAATATAGGATTTAACGTCATATTGTTGCACGATATTATCCGTAGAACATTGTAGTTGTTATAGCAACGTTAGGTATACCAACATAAATACCGTCTTGAGCAAGAATGCCTTCTCCGGGAATTAGCGTGTAAAACGCTGTTCCATTAGAGCAGTCAAACTCAGCCAAAATCTCTGGATACATCGTCACATTACCGCTAGTAGTTAAACTTGCTGTCGTTACAGTAAATGTGTTTGTAGCAACGTTTGCAACTGTGTAAGCCTCATCCTGAGCCGTTCCAGAGGTAAAGTCCAAATAAACTCTATCTCCATTTGCTAACCCATGATTAGCAATGGTAACGGTACAGACAGTAGAACCCGGAATGTTATAAGTTCCAGATAGACTTAAGTTATTACAAAAAGATGTGTTGTATGTCACTGCGGTAGACGGAGATATAAGAACACCTTTTAGGCGAGTCCTATACCCAACCGCCACACCTGACACTGTGTTGTGGTATGACTTTACGTCATATTGCATTCCCATTTGGGTTCTCCGTTTCCTGTTCTGGGAGATCAAGGCGGTCTATCAACGCCGTCATGGTGTCGATAGCCGCTTGAGAGGCAACGGCTACGTCATGTGCGTGGTTCCGTTGCTCTTCCATTCTCTTAATCTCCGATTGCAAAAACTCTTTCGTTATATGCATTAGGCTTCGATTGCATACAAGAAGTATGCTGTGCCAGCCGAATCAACGAAACGAATTTTTTGGGTAGCCGTAGTAGCCGTACCACCAATTGGCTGAACCATTGCATCAGGAAGATTGAACAAATTAGAAATCGTGCCTGATCCGCTGTTAGTTACACGGATAAACGAAGCATTTCCGGGCAACGTTGCGCCAGCACCAATATCAGAATCGACCTGTAGGGCTGAAACAGTACCACCAACCGTTACGCTGGCAGCGGCACCAAGGGTTACACGCAATCCGTTACCTGCACCGGAGATGGAACCGCCGGTATTAACAGATAAAGAGATGTGAGCGCCGTTAACTGTACCGCCAGTAGCGGCATTAGCACCGGTAACACGTGTTAGAAAACGAGCGGTTTCACCAGAACCAGTAGTGGTAAAGGTCAAACGGGAGTAATTTAAGCGAACGTCACCGGTTGTATTCGATGCCGTGCCGTAGAAACTGGAGATATTTCCTGCGGAAGTTTCAACAATTGGTTCGGTAATAGTACCGCCAATAAAACCATTTTGCGACGCTACTGGGCCGCTAAACGTGGTAATAGCCATGATAAACCTTTCGTGTTATAGCACATTGCCCATAAGTCTCTATAACGTCTGCTAGGCCAGTCGTATGGGCTAAATAAATCCTAGTACCTAAATATTAAACTGTTTAAACAAAAAAAGGGGGTTTTTAGGCCCCCTTTTTTTATTACGCCCCGGGAGAACCGAAGATACCCAGCGGATCAGAGAATCCGAATGAGTAACGCTCACGAGCCTTGTAACGGACGTTACCGGTGTCGAAGTCGCCGTCCATCGATGTAGACATCGGCATACGAACGAAGTGCTTCAGACCGTTAGGAACGTCTGTCGTCAAGAACCATGCGTTGTTATCCGTCAAGAAGTGGTTAACAGCGTAGCCCTCAGGGATAGAACCATTGTTCTTCAGAGCGTTGATGTCGTTGTCAGCCGTTGCGACACGAAGTTCGGTCTCAAGCAGGCGGGTTGCAACGAACATCAGGCTGGGAGGAACAATCAACTTACGTGGCTTTGCAGCAATCAGCAGACCACGCTCGTCCGTCCATGCGGCGATCTGAATGACAGCCGCCTCAAGGGAGGTCTCATTCAGGTCAGCAGGGGTGGAAGGCTCGTTGCTGTTGTAGCCACCAGACACGAGAGGATGCAGAGTTGAGAACAATTCAACCCCATCACCGCCCGGATAGGCAGAGTTGAAGCCATTGTTCAGAACGTTTGCAGCCTTAACTTGCTTGGTGTAAGCCATAGCACGGGCCAAAGCCTTGGTGTACCGAGCGCTGAGTGAGTCATAGAGGTTGTCCTCAATTGCCTCTTCAGTCAGGGAAAACCCTAATGCAATGGTTTCGTGCTGATAGCGAGCAGTCCATGCCTCTTGAGCGTTGTCATAAGCGATGGCAGAGCCTTCGTTTTTGACCGGCGCAGCGGAGAAGCCAGACAGTTTTGTTTCCTCTTCAAACGAACGCTCAGAGGTCTCGGTGTCGAAAATCTCTTTATGCTCTTCGCCGTATTTGTTGTACTCAAGACCAAATAGAGCGTTAAGTCCGGGGAGAAGTTCTTTTAGTAGTTGGGCACGAGAGATAGCCATTTTTTAAGCCCTTCCTGTAGCGTTTTCATACAGAGAAATGCCGAAGTTGAATCGGACAATAACCTCTGTGTAAGAACCGGCAAAACCGGCGATAGCGGTCTCAGGAACAACGTCCACAACACGGATTGGCAGAGTTGAGTCTGTGTCAGTCACGTTGAGGACAGCATTCTGAGAGTTTCCATTAGTTGTCGATCCAGCATTCTGAACCAAAGACGTGTTCTTTCCAACAGCGGCTCGGGTCAAGAAACCAATCGTGGTATTTTGTCCAGAAACGACAGCGACCTTGTATAACTGGTCAGGATCGTCCTGTACGTATGCTTGAATACCAGCAACGTTGATCGCACCGGGGTAATACTGTTTAAACACCGGCTGAGACGTGTTGGGATCAACATAAGTACATCCAAGGAAAATACCAATTGTGGTGGCAGTAGCCGTGGTCGAGACCTTTGTCGCATTACCGTCTGTGTTCAACGTTACTACGTCGCCAAAGAAAATGGCGGTAGTTTCGTTTTGCCCAACCGGAATTAGACGGGTCTGACCTGCGTATACCTGACCACCCAGCAGGTTCACGGGAACCATGCCATAAGGGGCTGATACAG